CCTAGCATTGCCATACACCCTAGCATCACCATACACCCTAGCATCACCAGACACCCTAGCATCACCATACACCTCAGCATCACCAGACACCCTAGCATCACCAGACACCCTAGCATCACCATACACCACAGCATTGCCATACACCTCAGCATTGCCAGACACCTCAGCATCACCAGACACCCTAGCATCACCATACACCTCAGCATCACCAGACACCCTAGCATCACCAGACACCCTAGCATCACCAAACACCCAAGCATCACCAGACAGATTGCTTTCTTTTTCTACCCATCCGCCTTTAGTCCCTTTCTTGCCCCACTTACAATCTACTGTAAGTTCAATGCGAAAAAGAGTTTTACCGCACAATTCTTTAGTTTCGTTTGTTAGTTTAAAGTGTTTCATTGTTATTCTCCTTTGTAAAAAGTGGCGCACTAGTTTTGTTTTACACCCTAACCATTTCTCTGATTTGTTCTTTAACGCTTGTTATAGCCTCTATATATTCATTTACAGACGTTATATCTTTACCCGCCACACTCTTGCGACAATATGCGTTTAAAGCACCCTCAATGGTCGAATAATATCCAAGCGGAACTTCATAGTCCGCACCAATGTTATCGCCTTTTTCTGTTTGCCTTGTTTCAATTAAAGTGAATTGAACACCATCGTCTTTAATTGCGTATTTATCATCAATTTTAATCATTGTTTTTCCTTTCTAATTAAAACGGCTCTTACTGCTACCAAAACCACCGCGCCAATGTGGAAGTGTTCTACTTAATGTAGTCAGCAGAGCCTAAACAGGGGCGCTTAGTCCTGTTTTGTTAGTTTGTATTTGATACCATCAATTTCAACCACACGACCATCACAAGATTTTTTATCTTCTTCTGGATCAAATCCAAAAACCTCAATAAACACATCTCGGTCATAGTTTGGGAGAGCGAAAGTCTTTTTCCTGACCTCACTGTCAGCAGTATCCCACGCCTCCTTGTAGGCATCTTGTAAACTAGCAAAAGCCTTTAAGTAACCACCTGTTGTAGCATAAGATGGGAAAGCATCTTTTTCTTTATCGCTCATATCTTCCTCAGTCACCCATTTAGTCAAAGAAACAAACATCCAGTTTGGTTTTTCAGCTCTATGCCAATCTTCTCTCTTAGCTGGTTTGTTGAAAATTAAACAATCGTCTGGTGTTATACTGTTACAGTAACCTGTGTTCCAGTCACCTGTGTTCCTGTCACCTGTGTTTTCTCTAACCATAGTCTTTCCTTTCGTTTGTTATTCTGGTGGGGGCGGCTCTATTAAAACTAGCATCCTAGAGCTTTTTGGTGTCAGCTTATTAATAGCCTTATCACACCTGCGGTTATTTCAGCGCTATTGAGGGCTTTCAACCTCTGGCAACGCGCCCCCATATGTTAATTATAAGTTCTTCCGTTATACAGCCTGTCTAATCTTTCTTTATCCCAGCCATCGTTATACTTTTTCCAAGGCCTGTCTGCCAGACCTGGATCGTCTTTCCTTAAGTAATTTGGCTGACTCTCACCAATCCATTTTCTTACGTATTCTTTCTTAGGCATTTATCTAACTCCTGTCTTAGTTTACTTATCTCTTGCTCTAACCACTTTCGTGTATCATTCTCATTTGGATGCACATAGCTTATATCACCATTCTCCAAGATGGTCAGATGTCTTTCCTTGGCCCTTAGTTTAGCCTTTAGTTGTTCTGCGTCCATTGTTCTACTCCTCTGTTTCAGGTGGGGTTGGTGAATTGCCTTTTAAATGTCTGACTTTCGCTCTTTTTTCTAAGACAATTTCATTTTTAATTATATTTAAAGCCTGTATTGCAAAGCGCTGTTCGGCTTTGGTCTCTCTGCCACCATTTTCATTAAACAACTTATTCGTGTATAGGTTTATTGCATCCTGTATAACGTCCAAGCTATCTTGCTTTGTCCACCCCTGACAGTGAGACATGAGCGTTGTGCGGATTGTCTTCAAAGCGTCCCAAACTTCTTTTTGTTTATCAGGCGTAACATGCCAACTTGTAAAACCGTGATAATGGAATAGCTTATCCAAAGCCTCCTGCACATCTTTTAAATCACTGCACGATTTTTGGAGCTGTGGGGGTGTGGCTCTGGTGTTCCAGTATTCATCTGCCGTTTCTTGTGTGAGACCTCTTGCAGAGGGAAGAACAAGGCAACCAACATTATCGCACCCAGTTTCATAAATCTTTGCGCCATTGTCATTTATAACATTGGTCTGTCTTGTAGCTTTACCCCAACAAAACGGACACTCTTTCAAAACCGCATCATCTATTTCTTTAGTCATTACTTCAACTCCATAAACTGGTCGTTATCAATAAAAGCATACTCACCCAAATCATTAACATCGCCCCTGTCTGACCTGCCGCCTGTCTTTGTTACATACTTTCGACATTCAGATGCCCACAACACACCATTGCTAAACTCAACAAAGTACATATAATGGCCTTCGTACAATGCCCTGGCTATGTCTTTGCCTCTCTTCACTTTATCAGCAGAGATAATCTGGCTTGGATATAACTCAGGCTCATTGTTCCTGTGTTTATACTCAATCACGTAAAGCTTGTTCTTATACCGTGCAATAAAATCAACTGGGGAAAATTTTGGAAGACTAACTATCTCAGTGAAACCAAGATCAGTCAATCTCCCAAAGAAGTTTTTCTCCCTCGTCTTATCTACGATTGTCTCGTATGTTTTACTCACTAATACTTACCTTTTTTAACTCTTTACTTTCCAAATACTTATCCAAATCAGCTTTATCATAGAAGACTTTGTGTCCCTCTTTATAAAAGGGAAGCTTAACTTTTTCGTAACGCCAGTTATCTAATGTTGATTTTGATAGTGATAGATACTCACACGCTTCATTAACACTTAATAAAACTTTATCCTTCATAGGCACCTCTTGGGTTATGAGCTTCAACAAACTCTTTTGCTTTACTCAAGACATATGAAGCGCTTTCGTTAATCTCAGGCTCTAACTCGATGCCAATACGAACGCTTTCGTAATTGCCAATGTTAAACACTTTCTCATACTTAATTACTTTTGCTTTCATTTATTAACCTTAATAATTTATTAACTTTTTCCTCATCAGGAACCTCTTGAAATAACTTATAGCAAGCTGAGCAAAGGCACGCAAGGGAAAAATTAGGAAGATAAGGGTATTTGAAGAAAAAAGATGCGTTTTTTTGACATCTGTGGCATTTATGCAACACAGGTTTTCGTTTTGTAAAATTAAAACCCTTTAAGTTCATTTGGTATTAACCATCCTGGGGCTTTCAAATCTACAATCCTGTCATTATTAAAAGAAGGCCATACATCTCGGACCTTACACTCTTTGAAGTAGGCTATGTTCTTATCAACTTCGGATTGAGCTATGTTGTAATACATATCGTTTAGGTTATATACACCCACATTATATGGTCGTTCCTTTTCAACAGTAACAAATGTAAAATACTCTGGCCATTGACCATAGACTTCAAAGTAAGCATAAGAATATAAGTAGGCCTGAACGTGATACCGATAATTAGCCACTGATTTATTAAAGCCACTTTCCGAAGCAGACTTGGTTGTCTTTAAGTCTAAGATACCTTTATCAGTAATGCCATCCAACCTAGAGCGCATAGGAACGCCGTCATACTCAAAGAATATCGAAGATTCCACATGCTTTAACTTATCTAAAGAGTGTTTGGCGCAAGGATTGTTTAGCACAGACTCAGCCATACCTTTTACATTAACGAGGTCTGCCTCTGTTATGATAATCTTACCTTCGTTTTCTTGCTTAAACTCAGCCCACTCTTCTTTACCTGCTTTTGTTCTTTTGTTCACCTCTGGGCATACTGCCACCTCTAAGTCAAATAAGTGAGGCTCTAACACAGCTTTGTGTACAGCTGACCCAATGGCAAAATAATCCTTGTATTCTCTTTCAGGCTTATCAGGGTTAATGTAGTTATCCCAATAGTTTTTTGGGGCTATAGCAAACTTATCTAAGGCTGACTTAGATAGCTCTTTAGACGAATGATATTCCTCTTCTGGCATGTCATGAATAATTCTAGCTTTAGTCATAGTTTGTACCTCGTGCCTATATATTGTTTAACTTCCTGTGGTATTGGCCAATTAAAGTGGATGGCCATCTGCCTAATCCTTAGAATGTACAGCATTGTGTTTACTTGTGCTTCTGTTGCCTTAGCAGCTTTGACACGCTTGTGTAACTCCGACCTTAGATCAATTACATTATCCATTTAATCAAACATATCCTGTTGAACATCGTTTATTTTCTTCCACAAAGCCACTAACTCATTATGCCAGTCATAACATTGCTTGGCAATCGACCTAATCTCTTGCACGTAATACTCGTCCTCACCAAGCAAGTCTAAAGCAACCCATTCTAAGTCGTCACTTTCAAGAAACCTTCTGCCTCTCATTCTATCTGCATAACACCTGTCTGTGTATGGTTTACCTTCTAGAACAGCAGCCTTAAACTTTTTGTATTGATCCTCAAGTGGTGGGCGATTATCAAAGTCTACTGAGAACGGAAAGATGAAGTCTTGTAGGTGCAAGTATATTTTTGCATACCACATTGTGGCTTCTGGACATTTCTTAGGGTCTGTTAAGTCATCAGTATCTCCGTAGAGCCCGACACTAAACTTATTTCTCTTATAGTTTGTTGTCACTGAATTAATCCCCTGTTTTTTATTTAATATCAGTGTAAACTAATAAACATGACAGACAATAGAAAAAACGTTTTATCCCTAGACATATCTTTTGAAACTGGTTTTGCCATTTACAATAACAAAGGACCAATGTCTCCCAAGACCGTCATTAAAACAGGTGTTATAAACTTACGTAAGTATAATTATGACTATGGTATATTGGCATATCATTTTTCTAACGCCATCTCCGACTTAATTACCGAGAACGACATTGGATGTATTGGCATAGAAAAGCCATTCATGAGGGGGAAGTCCACATATCCCTTATTTGGCTTGGCCTGGCAAGCACATATGTTGGGGGCTATACATGAGGTTCAAAGGTTTGAATTTACTGTAAGAGAAGTAAAGAAGTTTTGGAGTGGTAAGCATAACGCCACCAAAGAGGAAATGATTGACGCGGCTGTTTTACAAGGCTATACTGTTAAGACAGATCACGAGGCCGATGCTTTGGCTGTTCTTGGTCTGACAATAAATGAGTTACAGAAAGGTAAGACAGATGATGAACAATAACTCAAATCAATCTAACCAAAGCTTTGAAAAAAACCCTAATGGTGGCTATCTAAACCCATCAAACTATGGGCAAGACTCTTGGTATGGCGCCGTTACTATCACGCCAGAGCTACTACAGCAAATCCAAGCGACAGGGAAAGTGTTGATTGAAGTAAAAGACGAACAGACTTCAACTTATGGGCCTTGCAGACGTATTGTTGCTAAAACATATACACCTAAAGCGCCTTCTCAACCTAACCAACAAGGTCAAGCTAGACAGGGTAACGGTTTTGCTATGGCTCAACAAGCACAAGCACCAGTGAGACAACCTACTCAACAAGGTCAGGCTCCACAAAACTTTACGAATGACAGTATTCCTTTTTAAAAACATAAGGGGTTAGTGTTAGTGTTAAACCACCTAAGTTATTCTTAGGTGGTTTTTTTTATTTACATCCATATAACCCCCTTATACTCAAATATCTTTGACTTAGCCATAAGGCCCTGTTTGGTTCTGTTAAACTCAGCTTTAGTGTTATCTGATGTCAACACACCATTATCTTCACAGTACTTAAAGAAGTCTACATCTTTGATACACCAAACCTCATCAACACCAGACTTGGGGCTTGTCTTGAACGAATAACCAGACAACAGCCCTTCAACTAAAGCATCAAACATTAGCTTTTGCTTAGGGCTTAAGTGTATCTTTGCTTCTGCCACTTCATCAGCATCAGCCAATTCAACAACACAAGAGGTTATCTCATCCCCTTCCACGTCATGCCCCAACACAACTGGCTCCAACTTAAAGTTAATTGGCTTGCCTGGTTCCATATCCTTTTGCTTAGTAGCTGTCACAGTCCTAATTCCACCCTCACTCTCGATAGACAGTTCAGTATCAACCGCCCCTAACAAAGCATTAGACCCACGTGCGCCCCTAGACTTATCCTTACCACTGTGGTGAACCAAACACACATGTGAGCCTTTAAACACATCCTTAACCTTCTCTACGTTGTTTGCCAACATAGACATGTCTTCTGCGGCGTTCTCATTGCCTGGCGTCATAACACGCGCCAATGTATCAATGATAATCAAACCAGGTGCAACCTCAGCATCTTCTGCCACCTTCCTAATCAACTCAGACAAAGCCTCCACCCCAGCATCGTCAAACAATGTAAATGATGATGAACATACATAGAATGGCACATTAGAATCAGCTAAACCATATCTCTCAGAAAAAGCTAACAACCGTTGCCTTACACCACGTGCGCCCTCTAATGGACAATATATGACTGGCGCTTGCTTAACCTTACAAACACCGTGATAATCCCTCCCCAAAGCCACATGCATAGCCATATCTAACACAAAGAACGATTTACCAGAACCCGGAGGACCAAACACAACAGAAACATTGTCTTGGTCAATCCATCCCTTCATTAAGTAAGAGGATGAAACATCTAACTCTAACTCATTAAACTTAACATAAGATAAAGACTTAGGCTTTTCATTTTCCTCAGTTAAACCACTTAAGACATCTTTTCTTTCACCCAAGACATACTTTACTTTGGCACGGATAAACTCAAGACCACGCCCTGCTTTAGTCAACTCTTCCTTAGACATAGCCACAACTTCGGCATAGCGTGACCACACCTCATCAACAATCAACAACTCATGTTCTAATGGCCAATGCCCTAATGCTCTCTCATGTTCCTTAATGACAGCTAACACCAAGTTACGCGCATACTCATCTTTACCATCAATAATCTTACCTTCACCATCACGAACAACACCAGCACTGTCTAAACCATTGGACTCAACCTTAGATGACTTTAGCTTGTCTACACACCACCTAGGCAAACTAGGCAACTCCACATCGTCTAAAGAACGACCATCAGCAAAGTCATAAGCAATAACATAACCACCATCCCCACGCGTATCGATGTCTTGGCCCAACTCATTCTGACCAATACTTAAACCAACATCATCATACTTAAAGTATAAATGATACCCCCCCGACTTTGTTACAGTCAGAGGGGTACGTGGGAACAAGTCTGGTCCACCATTAAGGTCAACCAACTTACGGAAGCTCTCTTCACCAACCTTACCATCCTTTACATCTATGTCTATCACAAACAAATCATTGGCAGGTCCACAAACTAAACCAGCATAAGCAGGGTCCAATGTCTCTCCCCAAGAAACTAACTGAGACACATCATTCGTGGCCATACTCTTCCACTTAACCAATGGCCGCTTTAACTCATCACAAGGGAATATCTTATACCCTCTCTCACCAGCCAATAACTTTACTGCATCACTATATAACATTGATTAACTCCTGCTTGTTCCCATATTCCACTTTCATACTCTTACATACAAAAAACACAGTCAATAACATTTTCTAAAACAAATTAATTAAAGTTATCCACATAAAAGAATTCAGGTATTCCAATGGGTTAGGTGGGATTGGACATAAGTTGGGTTTACAAGTGTAAAAAAAAAATGTAAAACGTATATACCCCCTTAAGTTAGACACAGGTCTTGGGCGCTTCTAACGGTGACCCTACAGAAGTCTAACGTACATCAAATGTCTACTGTAAAACAAAGGATAACTTTGAATGGGTTACGATTTCCCAAATCGTGTTCTGTTCAAAGTTAGACTTTCCTAAGTTTAACTTATCTACTTAACACCGTCCTTAAGTATGTCATAAGAAGACGGACTTAAGATATTCTCATTTCACTAAAGTTTTTATTTTAAGGACATTCCTTTTTTTAGGAAAAAAACGATTCCTTAAAATATTTACTTATGTTAAAGAAATGAGAATATAAGGAAAAACAGGCATTTCCTAAGGGGGGCTTAAAGGGGAATAATAATGGCCTATTCTTTAGGTAAGCGTGTTAGTCCATCGTATCGTTCGATCCACTCTTCCGTCCTTTTCTTAGCACCTAGCTTTGCCCCTTCTTTTGCTTTGGCTAGCCTGTACCGATCCTCTTTGTCTTTTGGTATTTCATGCTCTATGCGAAACACAAACCATCTTTGCCAGTCACCTGGCTTTTCCTTCTTTAGCTTGTCTAATGTCTTGTATGCGGCCCTGTTTGGGTTTAGTGCCCGCATTTTGTATGTCGTTGTAAGGCTTTTGTTGTCAAAGTGCTTCACAGATACATAGTAATAGTTTGCTTTCATGTGTTTATGGCCTTTGTGGTTTTCTTGTGTAGATTCGTTGGTAATGGGTTGCACCGTTCATCCCAGTGACTAGGTTAGCGAGATGATCCTCTATTATGGCCTTCTCATCGACTATACAGGGCTTTTGATGGGTTAAAGTGTAGGTAAGTATAGAGCCAGTGATTAGGCCCACTAAAAAGGCCCTTATAAGGCCTTTTGAGTTTTTCTTTATTGAGGGCATTGAGATTATTTCAATGGGTAGTTTAGTTTTACGTATGATTGTCATAAGTTTAATTTTCCTCGTTAAGTTCATCTAACATATCCTTGGCCCCAATATAACAAAGGGCCAAGAACAAGATTAATATTAGTATAGCTATAAGTTTAAACATAGTTTGTAGCTTTCCAGAAACTATATCGCAGGGTTAGAAACATATATGTCATGCTTTACCTCGCTTATCACTACGTGTTTCTTGGCTAGTATGGCCGTACGGCGCATGTCATAAGCCCTGTCTTTGTCTAAGGTTATGTATGGCCTAGGCTGGCCTTGGATATGTACTTTGTAAAGTTTAGTTTTGTGTGTCATTGTTGTTTTTCCTTTTGTTAGTGTTAAGTGATGATACTAAGTGCATCCATAAAGGGCCATAAGCTAAGTTATAGCCCCTTAAAGTGTACTTAGTGCCACGCGGGTTTTACGTCTGTTTCTGGCAAATCGTGCAACCATTCTACCACGTCTTGGGGCACTTCGTGGAAGTACCAAGAACGCCCATATTTTTTGCCGTTTAGCTCCTTCCCTAGTAGCCCGTCGGGGTGCTCGCTATTGCGTACCCATCCTAATGTCTTTCTTTCAATCTTAGGCTTATTATCTCTTAGTATATCATTGCTAAGTTTCATAAATTCGGGCGCGTCTGGTTGCTCATACCCATATAGGTCTTTATAGCTAGGACTTCCCAAAAGGCGTTTTTGTCTATCGTCTAAAGGTATAACTTCGCCTTTAATCTCCGCTTCAGCCTCTGCGGCCTTTAGAGCTCTAAGTTCTTCACGGGCTTCGCTTGTCATGCTAAAATCATATTTAAATATCTCTTTAGATGCTAGCTTGTCCCATCCTGCTTCTTTCATTTCAGGGGTATATGCGCACATATCGTTTAAGTGCCATTCGCGCCATATGTCTAAGAACTTTTGTAGTTTCTTTTTACTCCATCCTTGCGCATAGTGTTCTATGTCTAAGCTGTCATATACTTGGCCGCATGACCCTAAGCAATCCCCGTTGCTTCTCGGTCCTACTACGCCCGTTATACTTAGCTTGCCCTCTTTATACTTTATAGTGCAAAATACAGAGGCTTGCACTTGTTGCGCTCCGTTTAGCGTCCACTCTTTTTGAGAGCCTATTTTTACTATTTTCTTAAAGTCTTTCATAGTTAGTTTTCCTTTGTTTAAGTGTTAGTGTTAACTATACCTTAGTTTACCTTGTTATTCCTTGTCAATAATAAAATGAAAAAAAGTTTATCTTTTGTTACATACTATGAAGAACATTGGCTTGTGGCAGGGTTTAACAAGTTTACTTGTGGGAAATACAAGTTTACTTGTGGGTGCTTAGGTATCACATGCCCCCTTGGCCCTGCACACGCGTTATACATAAGCAAGAACACAAGCAGAACAACATAAGTATATCTTTACATAAGCGCGCCCTTTGTCATTAGTCTGGCCTTAAGTCATTGATAAACAAGGTAAACAGGTGTGTGATAATATACAGTATGTAAAATAACCTAGGGGGGAGGGGTCTTTTTCTAGGCGCACCCCCACCCCGCGAGTCGGCCCAAGACCTTCTCAATTCCTATCACACATAAATTTTACTAGGCTCCGCACGGCGCACCTAAGACTTGAGATTTTCCCATCTATGTCATACACTTGTGAATAACAGGGAGTATAACTATGTCTCATTTACCACAGGTTATGGAGTTGTACGGACAGCTCGTGCCGCACTTTAAGAGGGTGGACCTTTACCACACATCGTTGGGCTATCAGTATTCGCTTACGACTAAAGGCCTACCTCCATCGTCCTTGGAGTATGTTTTTTCTTCTGAGGAGGTGCTGGAACCTGATTTTATATCAAACGCTTTGAAGAGGATGTTACCGAATGGCAAAGAAGTTAGACCCTCAAGACGATCCAAACCCAAGAATAAGAACAAGTCAGGGGATGGAAGTGGAGAGAGTAAGTCCGTCTGATGTGTATGAGGCGGGTAATGCTGTACCTGCTGACTTTGACGAGGCTAGGTTTTACAAGTTTAACGCAACTCAGTTCGCCTTTTTGGAGGAGTATGCCAAGGATTTGGACGAACGTAGGGCTGCTAAAGCTTTGGGATTAAGCCTTGCCACTGTTACAGGCTGGCTTGGCAACACTAAGTTTAGGGCAGAGATGGATGTTATTCATGACATATGGATGACAAATGTTAGGGCCACAGCTGAGCATGCCCAGGCGCGTCACATAAAGCTTTTGAATAAGATGGAGAAGGACTATGACGCCTTTGAGGATGGCACTAAAGCTAAGATGGCTGGCTCACTAGCAAAGATGAGCGACACTTACTTGAAGGCCACTGGTGCTTTTACAAAAGATGGTGGTGGTCCAGAAGGTCAGGTGGTTATTAACATTGATTTGGGTGGCGATCCAAAGAACAACGACAAGGTGGTTATTAGTGGCGAAAAGAAAGACTAAGGTTCTTGTTGGTCTGCCTAATGGTGGTTCTGTTCGTGTTGAGACACTGAACTCGCTTATGGGGTTTGACAAGTCTGGGTTAGAAGTTGGTTTATGTACACCGTCGTCGTGCTTAATAACGAAGAACCGCAACACCATCTGTGAAGTGGCTATAAAAGATAACTTTGATTATGTCATGTTCTGTGATGCTGACATGTCTTTTAGTCATTCTTGTGTGAAGGACTTAGTTGAATCAGGCAAAGACATCGTTGCGGCCAATTGTGCTTTCAGGAAATACCCAATTAAGTTTACTGCCGACAATGGCCAGACACCCACCACTGAGTTCAGCAAGGGCTTAGAAAAAGTTAAGAATGTTGGCACAGGTTTTATGTTAATTAAGGTGGATGTGTTGAGGTCTATCCCGCGTCCTTGGTTTATGGTTGGGTACAATCCTCAGACTAGGAAAGAGTTTGGCGAGGACTATTACTTTTGTAAGAAGGCTGTTGATCTTGGTTATGAGATATACATAGATCATGATGTGTCGAAGATGGTAAAGCACATCGGCACGCATGAGTATGGGGTTGTGTAATGTCAATTATTGATTATAAGGCAAGCCCTACTGCAATTAAGTTTCATGAGTCAGATGCGTTTGTTAAGGGCATCCGGGGCCCTTTTGGCTCTGGCAAGTCGGTAGCTTGTTGCTTTGAGATATTCATGAGAGCCCAACGTCAGACGCCCTCTAAGGATGGCATTAGGCGTTCTAGGTGGATTGTTGCACGTAACACTCAGCCACAGTTGGAAACAACAACAATCAAGACTTGGCTGGACTGGTTCCCTGAGCATATCTTTGGCAAGATGTCACGCAAGCCTCCATTTACGCATCACATAAAGTTAAACGACATAGAACTTGAGGTTATCTTTTTGGCTTTGGATAAGCCAGAGGATGTAAAGAAGTTATTGTCATTTGAGGTGACGGGCATATGGTTTAACGAGGCCCGTGAGATGGAGTATGACATCATTGCTGGTGGTACAGGCCGTGTTGGGCGTTATCCATCAAAGAAAGACAAGCCTGATGATGTGCCTGACGACAAATGGCCAGAGTGGCACGGTATTATTATGGACACGAACCCGCCAACAGATGATCATTGGTGGTATAAGATGGCTGAGGAAAACGCTTGGGCTGTAGATAAATTTGGTAACCCTATTGATCCCGAGAACGTGGCTAAACGACAAAGGTGGGAGTTTTGGGCTCAACCATCTGGATTGGCTTCTAATGCTGAAAACATAGATAACCTTCCAGGTGGCTATGATTATTACAGGCAGCAGTTAGGTGGAAAGACTGAAGAGTGGATCAGAGTTTATGTTCACGGTGAGTATGGCTTCATCAAGTCAGGCCTACCTGTTTATGGTAATTGTTGGAACCCTGACAGTATGACAGCAGAAAAGCATTTGAAGAAAGTCCCATCTGGCATAATAACTGTTGGCGTAGATTCATCTGGTCGTCATCCTGCGGCTGTGTTTATCCAGCGCACACCGCGTGGCCAGCTACAAGTTATACATGAGGTTTGTGTTACTGATGAAGAAGGTATGGGTGCTGTAAACTTTGCTCAGTTGTTAAAGCGTGAGATGAACACAGTGTTTCCCAACCACGACTTTGATATTTATGGTGACCCTGCTGGTTCTTGGGGTTCTCAGAATGATGAGCGTACTTACTTTGATATTTTACATGCGCAAGGTATATTTATTAAACCTTCGCCTGGACTTCGTATATCTGAAAGGATAGAGACTGTTATGTCAACTATGAACCGCAATGTTGATGGCCACCCTGCTTTAGTTATTCATCCGTCGTGTAAAGTGTTATTGCGTGGTATGAATGGCGGGTATAGGTATAAGAAATTAAACACAAGTGGTTCTGTTCGTTATGAAGACAAGCCTGACAAGAATAGGTATTCTGATGTTCAAGATGCATTGCAGTATGCTTTATGTGGTTTAGGTGAGACAGGAAGGATGTACGGACGTAATGGTAAAAGGACGACCAAAACAAAGTTTGCTAAATCTAAGTTTAAAATCTTCTAATGAGTTGTTAGTAGAGTGGTTCTATGTTTTCACCCCGATGGGATATAGACCTTCGTGGTGGATGTTGCCTTGGTTGTGGGGGAAGGATAAAAGCAAATCTCATGTGTTGGCATTTGCAAAGTCTGGCAATGGTGTTCAGGCAATAGAGCCAACGCGCAAGTCTATTCACTTAGTGTATTACGAGAACACAGACATAAACCATTACATTGAGTGGTGCATCGACAAAGGATATACAGTTGTCGGCTCTACTCATGAGGCAGACCTTTCTTCGTGGAAGGGCATAACAAACATCATTCCAACCTGTGTTTCTATAACAAAGATTTTAACAGGCTTTGCTTCTACGAGTATCACACCTCAGGGTTTGTATAAGGAATTGTTAGCTAGGGGTGGTGTTGAATTAAATTTATGTTAGAGGTATTATTATACCATCTTATAAGGAGTTTCATATGGGCGCACCAAAACCTAAAGGACCATCAGCAGCCGAGCTAAACGCACAAGCAACTGAGGCGGCTAAACTAGAAAAAGAACGTATTACTGCTGAGCGTGCTGCTGAACGTGAAAGACAGTCTCGTATCTCAAGTCTGCAAGCCTCACGCCGTGGCTCTACTGGTAGATCATCTTTAATCACAACGTCTGAATTAGGTGTTAAGTCTAATCTAGGGAGTAACTAATGTCATCTCCATCTGAGATACTAAAAAGATTTAAGAAGGCCCATTCCAGAAAAACAAACTGGGAGACTTTGTATGAAGATGCACAAGATTATGTGGCACCTCAACGTGAGACATTTGACTACGAAGAAATAGGCACACGTAAAGATGGCTCAGACACAAATGTGTATGACTCAACAGCGCAAAACGCCTTGTTAAACTTTGCATCAAACTTGCAGTCTTCTTTAGTTCCTCCAATGAAGCGTTGGATTGAATTGAAGCCTGCCCCTAATTCTGGTCTACCAGAGCCTGATGCATCAAATGCTTTAGAGCGTATTACTGAAATTATGTTTCAGGCATTGTCAGTGTCTAACTTTGACACGCAAGTAGCAGAGTCTTTCTTGGATTTAGGTTTTGGGACGGGGGCTTTCTTAGTTTTTGCAGGTGATGAAGACAGTCCGTTTGAGTTTGTAAATGTTCCGCTATCACAGATTTTCTTAGAGGAAGGCCCTCACGGTAGGATTGAGACGGCTTTCCGCAAGTTTAAGTTGCCAGCCCGCGTTGTTGAGAAACAGTGGCCTGATTTGAAAATAACGTCTGAATTATCAGAGTGTATGTCGGAAGACCCTGATAAGTTGTTAAACTTTGTTGAGGCCACCATACCTCAGAAAGTTTCTACATTTGATCCTCAAGCCAATGAATCACGCGAAGTTGATGGCTATGAGTATTCTGTTGTTTGGGAAGACCAGAAGCAAAAGATTGTCTCGCGTGAAATGAACTCTTCGCCTTGGATTATCTTTAGGTGGGCAAACTTACCTGGTGAGATTTATGGTAGAGGGCCAGTGTTGACAGCACTGCCTGATATTAAATCGTTAAACAAAGTTAAAGAGTTGTTACTACAGTCAGCTTCGATTGCGGCCTTTGGTATGTATACCGTTGCTGATGATGGTGTGATTAACACAGAGAACATCGAGTTTGGCCCAGGTGCGCTTATCCCTGTTTCGTCAAACCCAGGTTCTATGCAAGGGCCAACTTTGGCTCCATTGGCAGTTGCTGGTGATGTAAACTTAACGCAGTTTGTTATACAGGATTTACAAAACTCTATTAACAAGATGATGTTTGGTGATCCTTTGGGGGATGTTACGCTTCCTGTGAAGACAGCAACAGAGATTTCTTTGCGCCAGCAAGATTTGGCCAAGCGCATCGGTTCTGCTTTTGGTAAGTTGCAGTTCGAGTTAATCACGCCATTAGTTAATCGCTTGCTTGATATTTTGGACGAGTTAGGTTTAATAGACTTAGGTGATTTCAGAGTTGATGGTAAGACATTGGCTATTGAACACATCTCACCATTGGCACAGGCTCAGGATGAGGAAGATATTATCAAGATGGTTAGATATGCTGAGACAATGGTAAATCTTTTTGGTCCTCAAGTTTCTTCTTTGGCGATGAAGCCTGACATGTTTGGCCGCAAGCTGGCTGAAAAGTTAAACATATCAATGGATGTTTTACCGACTGAGGAGGAAGTAGAACAGATTAAGGGAGCAGCAGCACAGGCGTTAGCAAATCAACAGGGAGTTTAGATGTCAGAAAAATCAATAGATCGTATGTTCTTTGACTTGTTCACAAGCGAGCAAGGTCAGGAAGTGTTAGAGCATCTGGAAGATAAGTATATAAAGGCTTCGACTTGGCCACCGCAAGCGTCAGATGGTATGACGTTGGCATTGTGTCAGGCAAGGCGAGAAGGTCAGAATGATCTTGTTCGTTATATTAAACTAAAAGTAAAAACAGGGAGTAAGAAAGCATGAGTCTAATTACAGAAACAACAGAAGAAACAGAAGCAACAACAGAAGAAGAGACTGTTGTTACAGAAGAAACAGTAGCGGAAGAAACGCCTTCTGAGGAAGAAACGGAATCAACTGAAGAGGAGAAGCTTTACGTTGGTAAGTATAAGTCTGTTGAAGATTTGGAAGCTGGGTATAAGGAGCTAACGAAGAAAATCAGGGAGAAGACCCCGGAAGCACCTGAGAAGTATGAGTTAGACTTCACAGATGACGAGGACTTGAAGGGGCTTGTGCCAGAGGGAACCAACTTAAACGAAGATGAAATGTTTATTGGTATGTCTGATGTGTTTAAGAAGCATAATCTAACACAAGAGGCGGTTAATGACATTGTAAAAGCTAAGTTGATGCATGATGCTTCGCTTAATCCTGACTTTGACACAGAGATGAAAAAGCTGGGTGATAATGCGAATGACCGCATTGTGGCTGTTTCTAAGTTTGTCCAGAAAAACTTTAGCGAATCTGAGCAAGCGCTTTTAGCAGATGTGGGATCAACAGCAGAAGGTGTAGCTTTGGTTGAAAAGCTAATGAAGATGAGCAAAGTTGAGGCGCGTATTCCTACAACAGAAACGTCACAGTCTGTTGGCCTATCAAGTGCAGAGCTTAAGTCTAAGGCGGCTGAACTACGTAAAACGCCAGGCTTTGACCTAAACACAAAAATGCGTTCTCAGTATGAAGAGCTTATGGACCAAGCAGCAAAACTTGATATTAATAGTTAATAGAGGTATTATTATACCATAATTCTTACGAATAAGGGCTCACTAAGGCTTTTCTATGTCTTACCCCCTTGTAGTAAAAGGTCTGGCAAGCCTTTAATTGCAAGTATCGGCCCCTTCACTTTGGAAGGCATTACCCGAAACGATTTGGTTTTTAATGTAACTTAAATAGTGGAGGACAATTAATGTCTATTGAACTATCAGACGTTCTCGTAAAAAAGTTTGAGAACGAAGCTATTCAGGCCTTCCAAGATGGTGGAACTGAATTGCGTAACTATGTTCGTCTACGTGATGCCAAGGGTGCCCAGAAAGTCCAATTCAATGTAATTGGTAAGGGTCTTGCATCTGAGCGAACAGCTATCCAAACGCCAATTCCAGTGATGGATGTGGCACACACACCAAAGACTGCTACTGTGAAAAACTATGTGGCATCTGAACTAACTGACATCTTCTTAAACAACCAAGTTGGTTTTGATGAGCGTCAGGAACTTGCACAGACTATTGGTATGTCTCTAAACCGCCGCCTCGATCAGGTCATCGTTGATGAGCTTAATCGTGCACTGGCTGCATCAGAGATTACTAAGACTGTTGCAAACAACGTTTCTGGCTCTGCTGACAACTTGAATGTTGCGATGTTGAATGACGCTGCTCGTCAGCTAGGTTCTGATGTTCCAGAAATGGACCGTGCACTGGTTTGTCATGACTCTGGTTTCTACCACCTTCTTCTTGAAGACAACGTGAAGGACTACGACATCAACGCTCGCAAACCGCTAGTTGATGGTCAGCTTCCTAACTACCACGGTTTTGCTATCAAGAAAATGGGCGATCGTTCTGAGGGCGGCTTAACAGTCGACGGCTCTAATGACCGCACAAACTTTGCGTGGCAGAAGCAGGCTATTGGTCTTGCAATGAATATGGAGCCAATGATCCGTATTGATTGGGAGCCTAGCTATGGTGCGCACCGTATCACAGGCTATTTGTCTGCTGGTGCTGTGTTGATCCAGCCTGAAGGCGCGGTAGCAATTACATCACGTGAATCATAGGAGGACTAAGTAATGGCTTTTGACCGTACAAACTTCGCAGTAAGCGAAAACCACAACAGCTCACTTCCACGTGTGTGTTCTTACACAACTGTGGACACGGCTGCTGCTGTTGACTCTGCTGGCTATTTCAATGATGTAGCTGACATTCTCAACGTAGGTGATGTTATTAAAGCTAATGTAGATACTGACGGAACACCAGGTTACGTTGAGTTTTACGTTTCAGCTAATGACGGCACAACAGTTGATGTTAATGACGGTGTAACAATCGTTACAACAACTGATACTGACTAACCCCTGTCTGGCCCCTATCCTATTTTTAGGGTAGGGGTTAGCTTTACTTAATTAGAGGTATTTCATGAGCGCCACCGACCTATCAATATGTAAGACTGCTTTACTGCTAGTTGGTGCTGATGAAATAAACTCATTTGAAGATGGCTCAAGAGAAGCACGCATATGTGATGCTGTCTACACAACAACAAAAGAATCCTTGATCCAGTCTCATCCTTGGTCTTTCACTTTAGAACAAACGAGCTTGGCTCGCACAACACAAACGCCAGTTATTGGTGATTTTGAGTATATATACCAGCTTCCAGTGAATAGCCTTAAGGTTATCCGCAAAGATGGCTTACAAAACGACTACCGTATATACCAAGATAAGCTATTTTCTTCTGACGATGTGGTGTCTATCATTCATCAAATAGACCCAGGCGAGCAAAACTTTCCGTCATATTTTACACGTGCATTAGAGTTTAAGATGGCTGAACTATTGGCCGCATCATTGGCTCAAGACGAAACGCTTACTCAAATCATGCAAGATAAGTTTATCAGGGCTGTCCGTGAGGCTAAGTCGGCAGATTCTCAAACGCAACCTAACATATTGGTGAATAGCTCTGAGTTTAGCGTTGCTGCTGTACGGAGGTCTTAATGGCCAATGTTAGGGTTTTACAAACATCTTTTGTTGCAGGTGAGTTCGACCCAACCTTAGAGGGCCGCACAGACATTGGCGATTACCGTAATGGTGCGTCTAAGTTGCGCAATGTATACATTAGGCCGCAAGGTGGTGCTTTTAGAAGAGAAGGCTTGCAATACTTTGGGCAAACAAATGGTAATGATGCTTCTCGTTTAATTCCGTTTCAGTTCAACGATGCACAAACATATTTACTTGTGTTAAAAGCAGGCCGTATTGATGTTTACAGAACCGATGTGCCTGACACAATACAGGCATCACTAACATCATCTCCTATATCAAACATAACCTCAGCTATGGTCAGTGAGATTAACTGGACCCAAAGTGCTGACACACTTATTTTGGCTCACAAAGACTTAAAGCCTATTTCAGTTACAAGGTCTTCACATACATCCTGGTCTGCATCAGAGATTAGCTTTACTAATATTCCTCCCTATTCTTATGATGGTTTATCAACAAGCAACCCAAGTGGTGCTATATTCAGCGATGTTACAACAGGCAAAGCAAAGATTGTCTCGGAAGGTACACCTTTTGATTCTTCTTACGAAGGTCAGTTTATTAACACAGAAAAGGGTGGCCGTATTTTTGTAACAAATTATGTTTCTACTTCTGAGTTAGAGGGCACTGTCGTAATTGAGTTGGAAGACACAACAATTGTTGCAAAGACATCTAAGCTTTCAACAACAGGAACAACTGTCGGATCGTCTGAGACATTCACCACCAACACGGCTTCTTTTACTGAGGCTAGTGTGGGGCAGTTCATAGTAAATCCTGCTGGTGGAGTTGCGGTTATTACTGCCTATACATCAACAATCAACGTAACAGCAACTATTAGAGAAGAGTTTGCATCTGACTCTAACATAGAAGGTTGGTATTTGGACAGTGGCTATAACAATTGGGAGTTTGAGGAAGGTTATGAAGATGTCATGAGTTCAACTCGTGGCTGGCCTCGCTCGGTCACGTTCCACAAATCAAGGTTGGTCTTTGGAGGCTTGAGAGATAGACCTCAGACTTTGTTGTTTTCTAAGATAGGTGACTTCTTTAACTTTGACATTGGAGAGGGTTTGGATGATGAAGCCATTGATGTTACCATTGATGATGACCAAGTAAATATCATTAAGAATATATTTTCTGGCCGTGCTTTAAACATTTTTACAAGTGGTGGTGAGTTTAGTATTAGATCTTCGGTTGACAGTACCTTAACGCCAGCCAATATCTCAAGCCAAATAGCCAAAGAGACACGCCACGGCTCATCTAAAACACGCCCTGCTTCTGTTGATGGAGCTGTTGTGTTTGTAGAGCGTGACGATCCAACTGACGATGCATCAGGAAATGTTTTGCGCCAGTTCTTGTATAATGATACAGAGCAATCTTTTGTTGCTCCGAACATATCTGTGTTTAGTCAGCACTTGTTTTCTAACCCAGTATCTATGGATATACGCAGGGCAACGTCCTCTCAGCCATCTAACTACTTATATGTTGTCAACGACAATGGAACCTGCGCAGTTTTAAACTCTCTGAGAGAGCAAAACTTACTTGCCTGGAGTTTGTTTGAGACAGAGGGAGACTTTGAAGATGTAGCGGTAAGTGGTAACAAAGCGTTCTTCATTGTAAAAAGAACAATAAATTCGTCAACTGTTAGATATATAGAAGTATTAAACGAAGAACATTTTATGGACTCAAGTATTCGCACGGACAACGGCAGTGCTACCACATCTTGGTCTGGACTAGATCACTTAGATGGCGAGACTGTAAAAGTGAGAGGTGATGACTTTATCTTAGATGATGCAGATGTATCGTCTGGTTCTATCACTTCATCAGAAAGCGTTACAATCTTAGAAGCAGGTCTAAACTTTAGTTCTAAAGTAACCAGCCTGCCGATAGATGTGGTTATTCAGGGTGAGTCTTTTGCAGGTCAGTACAAGACGCCTGTATTTGCAAATGTTAGACTTTACGACTCTCGTAACTTTACAGTGAATTACAAGTCAGAAAGCTCATCTCCCGCCTTCCGACGCTTTGACCTAGATACTTTAGACTCGCCAATCTCAACATTCACAGGGTGGAAAAAAGTTTACATTGGAGGGTATAATAGGGATGTCAGAGTTGAGGTTACTCAAGAAGAACCTTTAGAGTTTAACATCTTGGCAGTTCAATTTGGAGTAAAAGTATAATGGGTAGTGATGCAGGAACCTTGTTAATGATTGGCGGGACGGTAGCAGGAATAGCAGCCACAGGCGGAGTCGGAGCGGCTTTCTTGCCATTTGCCCTAGCAGGCCCAACACAAGGCATTGCAGGTGCCGTTACAGGCCAGATGCTACTAGCAGGTGCAGCTGGTGTTGCTACTGCTGGTGCGGGATATGCGCAATACAAAGCGACATCAGCCGCAGCTAAGTCTGAAATGTTAGCTTCAGCGGCCAGAGCGAGAGAGCTTGAGTTGAACGCTGACAAGGAAAAGGCTCAGGCGGCCATTGACGAACAGGCAAGACAGCGCAAGGCTCGGCGTCAGGAGGCAGCTCAACGTGCTGCATTTGCTGGTGTGGTTGACCCGACAACAGGCTCGGCCTTGCGTATCCAAGAAGCTACTGCATCAGAGATTAACCGTCAGTCTAGGTTGGCTTCTCTTACGTCTGACCTGACAGTATCTTCCATTAATAGACAAGCTAAGGAAGAGTTGCTTGCAGGATACAACACAGGAACGGCCTTAAAATCGAAAGCGAGAACAAGCTTAATTGAGACGGGAGTTTCAGCTGGACAGCAGTTTGTTACAGGTTCAGGTTTGTTAAAAGGAAGTGAAACATAATGGTAGATACACCATCCATAGACCCACAGCAGTTTTCAAAGTCAGGCAATGCCGCATCAGTTCCAACATTGTCTGGGCAAGGTAACATACCTTCTTTGAGAGGTATTCGTTCTGTTACGCCGAGTGGTTTAGCAGCACAAGCCGATGCATATGCGTCTATGGCTGATGATGCTTCGCGCTTGCAGAATATGGCTAAGGATCAGTTCAATAGAGGTGTTGCAGAAATACAACACAGGCAAGCTCTTGAGGCAGAGAAAGCCTTTAGTACGGCTTTAATTAGTTCTGATGAGGCTGTTACTGTTACACGAAACACAAGTCCTTCTGATAAGATTGTCCAAAACTCGTTAGAGACTTTCGATAAGGTTATGGAAGATAGCCTTGGCGGTGTAGAGTTGAGCAGGTATCAAAGAGATTACATTAACAGTAAACTTCCATTTGCACGATCGGCTGTTGGCAGACAGTCTGTTGCTTATCAATCGTCTATCAAAGCAGCGGATGCAAGAGATGATGCTTCTGATATTCTTAACCAAAAGCTGTTCTTGGCTTCCAAAAACCCAGGCTTGTTACCAGAGCTATTGGCTGAGGCCGACAACTTAGCTGAACTTCAAAATCCTAATCTAAGTTCTAATGAACGTAGAGACATATCCGACGTATACAAAGCACAGTTGGCGACAGTTTCATTGCTTTCCAAAGCAAAGGGTTCATCACAGAATGTAGACGATGTGATGGCTGAGATTGACAATGGTATGTACGAAGATGTGCTGTCTTTTGAGCAAACTCAAAACATCAAGTCTGACTTGTCTCGCATGAAAGATAGCTTTGCCAAACAAGAAGAGGCAGAGCTAAAGCAAATGCGAGATATAGAAGATGCAAAGCTAGGCGTGTCTATTGCCACGTCTCCACTGCAAGATTTGCCAACACAAGTTGAATTGGATTCGCGGTTAGAAAGCGGCCAGCTATCACCTTCACAGTGGGCCAAACACTCTAAGGCTTTGGACAAACGATTTAAGGATGCCAATAAAGAAAACGAAGGTATCTTAGCAATATCTGAAAAACTCCAAAGTGGTCAAGGGATTAACCCGCGTGACAGCGGCGAAAAGAAAAGCTTAGATCAACTATACAAAAGAATGTCAGACACATTTGCTGATGCTTCTCCTCAAGCCATCATAGCTGCAAAAGCTGAGCTAGTTACTCAAGCGAGGTATATACCTGACACAATGGTTGGCGAATTGATCAACGCAGGTCGGTCTGGTAATGCATCAGAGGTTCTACAAGCGGCTGAACTCATAGATGAGCTTAGTGAGAAAGCCCCTTACGCGACACAGGCTCAACTTTTGTCGGACCCTTCTATAGGTCGTATTTATGCTATCAGGGATCAGCTTAACGCTGGCTTTAACATTGATAGGGCTATTCAAACAGTTGATGCTCGTGAAGCTAATGTAGCCACGACTGATATTGTAAATAAGCGGTTCAAAGAAAAGACAAAATCTTTGAATATGGAGAAGGAAGTTTCGTCTATCTTTGAGACTGGTACTTTTGGCTTTGATATACTTAACCTATCAAAGGCTCAGGCCATTGTTGGTTTCCAAGGCGAAGAGTTCAACCAAGCTGTCAGAGCTTACGAGATTGCACTAAGAACACATTACAGTAACACTAACGACATTGGTGTAGCTAAAGAATTGGCTAAGAAACAGATCAAGTCACAGTTTTCCCAAACATCAGTAAATGGCCCAACAGTGACTATGAGATATGCACCGGAGTTAGTTTATGGTGGTGGAGAGCGTGGAACTGACTGGCTTCGCGAACAGTTGATTAGTTCTTCTATGGAAAGAGCAAAGCAGGTTATTCCAGACTTCGATAGTTTAGATAAAGAGAAACTAAAAGATCGCATAAAACTTGTTCCACATCCGTTTATAACGCCAGAGACTTTTAACCAAGGAACGCCTGAGTATGATGTGATTATCGTTGATGAAAACGATGCACCAAAATACAGACTTACCGATGATAGAAACATGTTTTCTTTTGATGAAAGCAAAGTTATGGAATCTATTGTCAAAGGCCAAAAAGCAAGAGTTGGACGAGGTTTTGAAAACTTAACCGAGTTTGAGCAGACGCCAGAAAACATAACAGCACCACCGAGGTTATAATGCCATTCAAACCAACACAAAGTATGACTGCTGCCTCTTCCTTTACACCTGTGGTAATGGAGGAAGACTTTGTTGCTGATGATACGCTTAAGACAAACCGTGACACTTTAGATGTCGTTGGTGGGTTTTTGCAAAACGAAAGTGTCTTGTTAAACGGTGCTGAAGTTTTTGCAGATAGGTATATCAAGCCAGAAGATGCTGACCCAAACTTTGATATATTTGACACAATGGTTGGCACTGAGTATGAAGATTACTTAACTGACGCAATCACACGCGGAATAAACACAGAAGATGATTGGCTTAAGTACAGACAAAAGATTGTTCGCAGGCAAACCAACGACCAAACTTTCGCCGATGCAACACTTACGCAAAAAGCCTTAGCCATTGGTGCATACGCTGTGTCAGACCCATCCGCTATTCTTCCTGCGTTTAATGCTCTCCGTGTACTCAAGTCAGGCTCAACTGCGTTAAAGGCAGGCGTCACCACTGCCGCAGTAGGTGCAACTGCTGAAGGCGCTAGAGAGATGGTTATTCACTCCAACGATCCAACAAGAACAGCCACAGAGAGTATGTATAACATTGCCTTAAACTCTGCTATCTCAGGATTACTGGGAGCAGCAGCGGCGGCTGTTTCTAATACAGAGCTTAAGAAAGCAACACAAGCATTAGACGCTGATATTAAGTCTACCCTTGATGTTGGAACAGGAGGCTCTGTTGGTGCTGCAACAGCTAGTGCAACTTTTGAAGACTTAGAGGTGGCAGGAATAACGGCGTTTAAGGAAGCCTCAAAGCGCTTACCTAGTTTCTCGAATGGCCCTGTGTGGAACTCTGCTATCTCTCCAAATGTAGAAACCCGCCGTGCAATGGCAGAATTGGCCAATATTAGTGTGGCTCGCGTACAAAATTTAAAGGGTGAAGCAGATCAGAGTGTAGAGCTTCGCATACAAGATGCAAAAGACACGGCAGAAAGAAAAGTTACCTTAGCCTTAAATGATAGTTATAAAGCATATAAGAAGCGTTTAAAAGGCACGGGTGAAAAACCATTGTCTATTGATGACTTTGATGCCCAGGTTGACAGAGCCGCTCGCAGTGGCGATGGTCCAATTAAAGAAGCTAATGATGCTGCAAAAGTTTTTGTAGAGCAGTTTAACGATTACCTAGAACAGCTAAAAGAAGTTGGCATTTTTGATGGTGAGATTGACTTCACGCGCAGAACAGCAAAGAATTATGTACCTAGAAGATGGATGAGCGAAACCATTCGCAAAAACGAAACTGAGTTTAGGTCTTGGCTAAAGCCCAGATTACAGTCTAGAGGTGAACAGGCTATTCAAGAGATAGAAGAGTTAAAGCGCTTAGGTGAGGAAGCTTCTGGTAGACTCTTGCGTTTTGCAGAGATAGCCCAAGACCCAGCAGAACTAGACCAAGCTGTGTCTGATTTAATTGGCAAGATGTTAAACAGAACAAACACGAGACTACCGTTGGACATAGACTTAAGCGCAGGTTCGGCCAAAAATCTTAAGTCACTAACATTAGACTTTATTAGTGACCAAGAAGCCGATCAGTGGATAAGCCATAACATTCGCGAAACTTTTGGGCGATATATGCATACAGTTGTTCCAGACATTGAACTAACGCGCCGCTTTGGTACAGCAGACTTACAAGGGTCTAAGCTGTTGAATAAGATAGACGAAGCCAATGAAGCCTCGCGCACCAAGTTAATAAAAGAAATAGACAAGCTGAATAAAGATGGTTCCAAGGAAGCTTTAGCGGAAGCGAAGAAGAAGCAAAAAGAACTAAAGGATATTGACCGTTGGGCTAAGGCTGACAAGAAAAACATTGAAGGTGTATGGGATAGACTGAGAGGTACATACAAAGCTTATGATGATGTTGCTGGGCCTGTGGCTCAGTTAGAGCGTTTTGGACTAGGATATAACTTTGCTCGCTTGTTGGGCGGTGTTACCATATCGTCTATGCCAGATATAGCTAGGCCAGTCACAGTACACGGGTTAAATCGTGTTTTTGGCGACTTAGTTGGCGGGTTCTTAACAAACCAGAAAGCCCTTAAACTATCACTGGAAGATCAAAAAGAACTTAATGCTGCCGTAGACTTGGTTAATTCAAGAACAATCTTAAGCCGTATGGGGCTAGACCCTGACTTTAATACAGCAGGTACAGCATTAGATAAAGCCACGGATAAGATGACACAGGCTGGTGCTTTACTTTCGGGCATTAACCACTGGAACGCCGCTTTAAAAACATTAACAGGCGTCGTTTCACAAAACAGAATGATTAAATCTATGGAAGACTTAGAAGCTGGTAAAAAGATTGGCCAAAATGAAGAGTTATTCTTAAGAAAAGCTGGCATAGATAAGCAGATGCAAAAAAGAATATTGGCACAGTTTAAGAAATACGGCGAGACTTTCAAAGGAACACGAGTGGCAAATGTAAAGTTGTGGGATGATGCGGAAGCGTTAGCAACTTATAGAAGGGCTCACACAAAGGTCAGAGATGAGATTATTGTAAACCCTGGGCAGGAAGTGCCTCTTTTCTTTGACCGAGGCATGTGGAAAAGCATTATGCAATTTAAGCGCTTTGGTGTTGCTTCTGCTCAACGAGTAACATTGTCTGGCATACAACAAGGTGATGCTAATTATGTTTTAGGTACATTGTTACAAGTTATGCTTGGTGCTTGGGTTAATATAACAAAAATACAAATGTCTGGAAAAGAACCTTCGGATGATCCTCTGACATTGATAATACAGGGTTTTGACCGAGCAGGTGTGGTAGGGCAATTCTTTGACTACAACAATATCTTAGAAAAGATTAGTGGTGGTACATTAGGCGTGGCGCCAATGTTAGGCACAGAGCCATCATCAAGGTTAATGAACCAGAACGCTATGGGCGCTTTGCTTGGCCCTAACTTTGGTTTGGCCTCCTCTTTGTTGGGGCTTACTAGTAATGCTGCATCAGGAAACTTAACAGAGTCAGATGCACGTACGATGAGATACATGATGCCATACAACAAAGTGCCTTATTTACAAGGTATCTTTGACCAAATTGAGGGGTCTATGGCTAGTGCAATAACTGAGTAATTATGCTAAACTAAGGACAAAAAGGAACAACAAATGGCTACTGCACCAATATCAGATACCGACACAAGAGCTGAGTATACAGCAACGGCTTCCCAAACAACATTCGCCTATACTTGGTGGATAAAGGAAGAGTCTGACTTAGATGTCTATGTCGATGGAACTTTAAAGACACTTACGACAGACTATACCATTTCTGCCGTTCAGTCTGTGTCTGGTGCTAATGTCGTGTTTAACTCAGGGTTAAGCGGCGGTGAGTCTGTTATCATTGAAACAACACCAGATATAGAAAGAGCAACTGAATTTTCAACATCAGGGTCATTCAAGGCGGCAGACCTAAACTTAGAGCTGACTTACCTAGTATTCCTTTTGCAATATTTAAGAACAGAGCTTGACCGTACAGCAAAGCTATCTGCAAGCGTGACGGGAGTAACATCAGTTGTTCTCCCTGCCCCAGCTGACGGCCAGTTTGTAGCGTGGGATGGCACTGGCGGTAGCATGAAAAACATAAGCGTTTCGTCTATTGGTTCGGCCGTTTTACCTTCGTCAATTACAGACAACGCTTTAATCAAAGCAGACGGCACTAGCGGAAATGTATACCAGTCTACGGGGATAACTATTGATGATTCAAACAATATCAGCGGTGTTGGAACAGTTGATGGACGAGACGTAGCAGCAGATGGGTCAAAATTAGACGGTATTGAAGCGGGCGCAGATGTTACAGATTCAACCAATGTTTTGGCGTCATTAAGTGGACAGGCATTAGCTGTAGCCACGGTAGACACAGGGCAGGGCGCTAATGAGCTTTACGCTATGGATCAAGATGTGCAAACAACGGATGATGTGACGTTCGCTTCTGTAAACACAGGTAACGGCGCGGTTGAGCTTTATCCGTCTGGTACATATACACCTACATTGACAGAGACATCTGGAATCACATCAAGTTCTGTTGGGACGTGTTACTATTATAGAGTTGGTAATATGGTTCATGTGTTTGGTTCTGTAACAATTGAGCCAAGCGGTGTATCAGCAGACACAATCCTTGATGTTAGTTTGCCAATAGCATCTGACCTAACAGCTGGTGGGCAATTGTCTGGGGCGTTCAGAGTCGCAAACGCTGGTGATCAGCCAGTCGGGGTTATATTTGGAAACACGGGTGATGTGGCGAGGTTTAGAATTACGGCAGGGAATGTTGCATCTCGTGAATTTAGCTTCCTTTTTTCATATGTTGTTTTATAAGGAGTGGTTATGAAGATAGAGTACAAAGTAAATAGCGGGGGTCATATCCATTTTTATAAATGGGATGAAAATGAAAATTTGACAACAGCAACCGTTCAGGTTGGTAAAAAAGATATGTTGGTTGAGGTGGCTGGTCAGGAATTGGCTGATGAGCTTGAGGCGAAACATTGGACACAAGAATTAATAGACGCATACGAAGAAGAAGAAAGGCGATTTTTTAATGATATTTCTTAATAAGGCAGAGGCAGAAAACACAAACTTAAGTGGCGAAAGCTGGGTTGAGTTACTTAACCTTGATACAGTTGGTGATTATGGTGGCGGTACTTATTACCCTGTTGCTTCTGAGCCATCCCACTTAGGTAAGTTCCAATCGGCAGATGGCACTTGGTGGGAGCTTGTGACATCAGAGCCTAATATTTCTCAGTTTGGCGCGCGTTCACATACGTCTGACATGTATGCTAATGATAACACTTTAGCGCTCAAATCAGCGCTTCAATATTGCAAAGATAAAGAAGTGTATCAATTAAAAGCGTTTGGCGGTACATATGCTATTAATGACACGATTATTATCCCAAGCGGCGTTACATTAAGGGGTCAAGGAAACACTGACGTAGAGGACAACAATTCCAGAGGGACAAAGTTTAGAACATATGCCGCTTCGCGCCCTGCTGGTGGATTATGGACTGATGTTGATGGTAATGATCCAACAGATTATGCACCATTTTTTGTGTTAGGTGGAAGTGAGGCACAGCTTGTTGACTTGACTATTGAAAACAACACTGGCGGCACAGCTGCAAAATGGGACTGCGGTATCTTTTTGCCTTGCGTACAAAGATGCAGAATTATCAATGTTGATGTACGCGGTAAGTTTTTGGACGCTGGGATTAGGGTTGACGCCACTTGGTCAAGCTTAAATACAACATTAATGTCGGCTCAGCCAGATGTTACGCCAGCCATAGGGATGAATGATCTACATGTTGAGGATTGCCGTATTATCGCTGGTAGGTGGGCAATTAAATATAAGGGTACTGACAGGGCTGGATCAACAGATCCGTTTGTATGGTCGCCTGGCGGTGTATCTGATCATATGTGGATCAATTGCCGCATATCCAACAATGCTCTTGATACACAGACCAGTCTTGTTGATTCTGGTTGTCTTCATATAGATTTGCGCGGTGAGGGAAATTACATCGGGCAGGGCCAGTATTTCACGCGCTGTCACTTTAGATCACAAGGTATCTATATGGTTTATCTTGATAAAGCAAGACGTGTTCAATTTACAGATTGTTATGGTGAAGCCACTTCTGGATGGTATAATTCTGTTGGACAAGTTAAGACAAAGATTTACTCAACGGCAAACACGTCTCATGTTTACCATCAAGGGGATAGCATGTTCAATAATAGTGTTGAGAATGATTGGAATGGTGCTGGTAATCAGACAGTTATTGAGTATGACGGCACTGGTGTATCTTCTATTGGTAATGTTATTAAAACAACGGCAACAATAGACTTCCCATCACTAGCGCCACATTCTCATTCTTGGGGGACTGGTGACATTACTATGATTGGCGCAGAAGTTGGAGATATTGTAGATGTCGAATTTAATGGCCTTGTCGGCAATAATTTACTTGATTTAAAGGCATATGTGAAGTCAGCAGATACCGTTAGAATTGTAATGATTAATAATTCTGACACACAAACATTAGACCCAGCAAGCCGTGATTTTAACTTAAGAATTATTAAATAAATGAATGATAGCAATAACATAGACAGAACATTGGGTAAGCTTGAAGCAACTTTAGAAACTTTAGTTGACCAAAACAAAATCCTAAACAAGAAGTTGGATGCAATATCTGACTCTCATGCTGGCTATGATATTCGCATTAGATTCACTCAGGAAAAACTAGAGGAAATTGAAGGCAAGGTTAATGACCACGAAAAGTTTAAAACACGGGTATTGACTGTCGTAATGGTCATTAGCGGTGGGATTGGTTTTGTTAGTCACGTTTTATCTAAGTGGTTATCTAAAATAGCTGGTGGTTTTTAAAATGAAAGTTGGTTATATAGAAGATAATGATGGCGATGTGTTTTTAGTAAAAGGGTATTTTGGAAACAAGGCAGAAGTTTATCCCTATACTAAGTTTGAGGATTATCTAACATCTGATGTAGAGCATGACCTTGTGCTGTCTGACTTAGGAATACCTGATTATACTTTTGAAGCATTAAACAAGGCAGTGGAAAAGGAAGAATGTAAGTTCATCATTCTTTCTGGCTTGGCTGGATTTGATAGACAAACAGTGGCATACTTAAAGAGCAAGGGTGTAACAGATGTTTTATCAAAGCACACCTTGACACCAACTAAAGCAAGGGAGTTAGCTAATGTTTGTAAAAGACTGGGGTAAATACAAAAACTTTAACGAAGCTGAGTTTAGATGTTCACACTCTAACCAAGCCTATATGACCATAGAATTTATGGAAAAGTTACAGGCTATGCGGACTGAGCTAGGCAGGCCTATGAAGATTAACTCAGGCTATCGTTCACCAGAACACCCTATAGAAAAAGCTAAAGACAGGCGTGGTGAGCATACATATGGCTGTGCTGCTGACATACAATGTTCTCCTGGTGAGGCCATTGAAATAGTTGGTCTTGCTATTAAACACGGCTTTACACGCATAGGCATAAACCAAAAGGGGCCGTATGCTGGACGGTTTATTCATGTGGGCTTAGGTTATGATGACCTATTCCCACGCAATGTTATGTGGAGTTACTAATGGGCATACAAGCAATCCTACCGTTACTAGGCACATTGGCCGACAAGGTGTTTGACACTAAAGAAAAGGCTGATGAATTTAAGGCCGCTATGGACAGGGCGGCGGCGGATGTTATTATGACAGAAGCTAAGGGTGAATCTTGGTTGCAACGTAACTGGCGCCCAATTACAATGCTGTTCTTCTTAGTTCTTCTAGGCTCTTACTGGTTCGGCTATGCCCCAGAGTATTTGATAGAAAATCCATCCGTTGTTGAGCGTGTGTTCTTCTTGCTTCAAATTGGTATTGGCGGGTACATTGGCGGGCGCAGTGTTGAGAAGATTGCAAAAGAGATTGCCCCAGTTCTAAAAGAGAAACGAAAGTACAATGACTAAAGGTTGTCGAAACTTTCATTAAAATCCTCTTTAATAATGTCTCTCAAATCAGGAACGCTCTCTGCAATAGATGTTAGTATGTGTATTAGACTTAAGCTTAGAAGTTCTACATCGTCTACGTTCTGACATGAGTTCTCAAATATATCAAAAGCTGTTTGTACAACATCTTCGTCAGTAAAGAAACTCATGTTAAAATCCACCTGTGTTACATCGTTGGCGGCTGGCTTAGGAAATTTGATTATGTTCGACATATTCTAACTCATCTATAGCTGTTTGTATTGGATAGTCTTTGATGGTCATCCACTTTCTGTTTCTATTATCACATAAGTCTAAACTTAATGGAAGCTTAACTGAGGCATTGTTACACACATTAAGCCAAGGGATGTAGGCAATAGACATGCTATCCAAGGCCACACAGGCCAGTATATCAAAGTCATTGTCTTTATACTTTGGTGCGCCGTTAGCTGTGGCTCTGGCTATTCTGAATGTGTAAGAAGGTGTGTCGTTCCGCGAAGGTGGTGATTGGCGGCACCTGGCTGTTGTTTTCACTTGTATTCTTAAGAGCCGCGACTTGTCTAATGTTTCAGCCAAGATGTCATACTTAGAGTTTTGGTTACACATGACAGGGTTGTGGCCGTTTAACAGTAAGTCAGCACAAACGATATGCTCGCCAGCTATACCAATGTTGAGTGAGTCTTTCTGCCTGGACAGCTTATCCCCTGTGTATTTCATATGCCTATGTTAAACCATAAACATATGTTTTTCTATGGGGTTAGGCCCCAGATCAAAGTTTGTCAAAAATTAAAAAGGCAAGTAGACATAAGCCTACCTGCCTTTTGAAACTTTAAACAGGATAGCAACCGCTATCTACTTATATTGAACCACAAAAAACTTCGCACGTCAATCGTTCCTTTTATTATTAGGCTTCACGATATTTTCATCTTTTCCCCATGTGTTTTAAAATGTGCGCTATAACATCAACAGTCCATCCGTTGCCAAGCATTTTATAGCGTTGGGTGTTGCTTACCCCTTCGGTGTAGTTATCTGGTAAAGTTTGAAGCCATTCGCACTCGATAGGGGTAAGTTTTCTGTATTGCCCAAGCCTACAGTCCTCAAACACTAATTGTCTTCTTCTTTTCTCAAAATAACTTTTTTTATTTCCACCTTTCCAGTAATTTGCATCTATGCAATATGCCTTGTCCTTGTCCACAAATCCGTTTTCAATACTGTCTTTCAGCAAAATTCCCTTATCCTCTGGCTCTGTCGCATCCCAGTTAAACCAGTAATAGCGCTGTCTATTTTGCGCCGATACGAGAGCAGAGTTTATAAACATAGGCTCAACGCCCATATAATTTGTGATAACGCCAAGATGTTCTTTCTTCATTTTCACGTTTTCAAGAAGCTTAAAGCGCGGTTTGTAATGCTCTATAATATCCATCATTGTGAAGAATAGCTTTGAGCGCGGGTCATCAAAAGCAAGCTGTTTCCCTGCAAAACTAAAACCCTGACACGGTGAGCCGCCAATAATCAAATCTGGCTTTTCAATATCCCATTCGCGCCAATTCTCAACGTCACCAAGCTGTATAATATCAGGATGGTTTTTCATTGCGATCTGAATTGCGTATTTATCAATTTCGCTCGCATAATATTTCGTCACAGGTATACCAGCACGTTTCAGTGCTTCATATCCGCATGACATGCCATCAAATAAACTAAGTACAATCATCTCTTCAACTCCCTCATAACATAAACCCTCGCTGGCTTATCTCTCTTTGTCTTGTTTAGCACCCTCATTAAATGCACCATCCAGACCTTATCATTTGTTGTGTCTAGCTTTTTCGCGGCGTATTCAAATATAGGTATTATTTTAGCTGTCACAATACCTCCATAATCTTCTTTATCAGCGTGTCGTTGTCGGGAAGATAGCACCACGATGTAGGTATGAAATTAAGTAAGTGCTTACGTCCAAACCATTTGTATTTATCTTGTTTTCCAAACAAACCATACCCTCTTGTAAATTCCGCAAGAGAAAGACTAGAATCATCGCTAACAAGGATTACCGTATCCCTCGGCGCTTCATCCATATTCTCATTCCAGCACATAGCCTTTAAGTCGGCTTGCTCTAATAGGGATAGGATTGTGAGGGCTTTGCGGATTGTTTCTGAATGTGGCATTACAACTTCACCGCCGTGTACCTTAAAATTCTGATATTCTAACCATTCTAAAGCCATTTCCGCATCTGTTTTATTTGTCATTGGCTTTCTCTTTCTTCTCTAACATATTCGCACTTTTTGACCTGCAATTTATCCAACGCCTGCAGCGCCATTATTAAATCTGGCAAGTCTTGGTAATATAAATACCCATAGTTATTAGTTTCTTCCTTGCCGAAATACAGGTGACGAACACCATCAAAGTATGCAACACCCTCAAATAAAACAGTGTATTCTATAGGTGATGGTGGATATGTTATTGGTCTGGAATAATAACTTAAAGCAGAAAAATCAAATCCATCACAATCTGTTTGAGGACGATAAATATCTTTATAAAGAAGAATCAAATCATCATTTTTAAGATTGATAATTTTATAACCATCTAAACCAAGTTGTTCTATAGTTTTACCATCATCCATCATTCACTCCTTCTTTGGTTGATTGTTTTTTATCCAAATTAACGCTTCTGATTTTGAGTTAAACTCTTTGTCAGCAACTGGGTTTATCCATCCGTTCTTAAAAATAGAAACAATGTGTTTTTTAGTGCTGTCTTGAAACCAATATTCAGCTTTCATCACCCCTCCCTAATCTTTTGTATGGTTGCTAGGGTTTTGTTCCCTTGAGTGGTTAAAGAATAATTAGGCAGACCAAACTTCATTTCATGCTCCATAAACTTGTTAATAACCCCCTCAGCCACCTCAAGAGCGTCAAGCAGGGCTTGTTCTCTGGTGTGTTCAGCTTCGAGTACAGTCTCAAACCAAGTGGCAAGGACATCTTTATTTGAAAAAAATTGGGGATTTTTTATAGCCATACATTGGATAACATCCGCGCATTCTTTTGCTCTATTCTTCAACTCATCACTCTTCATTTTGTTTCTCCGATAGTAGGGTTGCTGCTTCATACATAAGAGCTGTGTCTGACCCCCATTCAATCTTCTCACACATAGAGATTACATCCGCTTTCATCTTTAGTCTTTTGGCTAAATCTTCTGCACCGTCACGCTTCACCTGTATTGTGTCGGGGGTTTGTAGGTAGCCATTGGCTATAAAATCCCTAACGGCCCTCATTTCATTTTTGCAATTATTAAAGTCTGTTTCTATCGTTGCTTCACAATAGGTTCCATCTTGTGAAAGGTGTTCGTAGGCTTCTGTAATAATTTTGATACCTTTACGTAGGTTCTCAACATCCACCGCCTTGTTTCGGTTTTTAAGGGTGGTGTAATAATCAATTACTTCATTGACTGCTTGCCTTGAAACAATGCACATAATTCCGTCCTCATCACATTGTTGTTGGTGTTTTAAAGCCACAATCGCTTCATCTATCTCTTTACTCATTTTCTTTTCTCTCCCATTGTTCTGTTGAATATTCACCTTCAGTAGGATCATTCCATCTTTTTAACATCTCTGTGTTCAAGTGATATGTTTCAGAACCGCTTCGGCCTTCTGAGATAATTTCTCGTTTACAATTTGGACACTTAAGGTTTAAATAGCCAAAAATAATAGCAGCCTTTATTTTTCCATCATAACCACAAGGACATGTAGGTTTTCCTTTAGGGTTTTTCAGGCTGTATTGTTTCATTGGTTTTGCTCCTTTTTTAATCTTGCCATCTATTTGATATTTCAATTGCTATATGATTAGGGACCCAATTAGGCCGCGGCAATTTATCCCCCGCATCAACCAACTCTCTAAGCTTTTTTAGTTCATCTTCTGTAATCATAGCGCCCCCACTGAAATTAGAAAAGCATAGTCATCATATGTGCTTTTGGCTGTTTCCTCGTCTTTGAAGTAGTGTTTTACGCCTATTATTTGACTGGAATATACGACATCACAGTAAAACTCCTGGCTAATACAACCATATTGAACACAAAATTTTCTTTGATTACTATTCCGCCAATCAGGCTCAAACGCCTTTGATTCAATTCGCTTGCGAGCATCTATGACTTTTTGCGCTACACCAACACGGAATACGTTGTTATTGGATAGGCGGTAGTGGTCGAAGGTATCATTTTCCCATCTATCTTTACACACATCGCCAAGGCTGTTAATACACTCATAATAATCACCAATCTCAGGTACAAACCGACCTTCCTCTTGCTTCTCAACAGGCAGTGTCTCAATAGCCTCGTCAATGCTTTGCTTTAGTCCTTCGAGTATTTCTTTAGTTGTTTTCATTTTGGTGTTCCTTTGCTATTAACAAGATTGTTTCCTTATACATCTCCCACCACTGGGCAGAAGTTTTACCGTCCATTTCAATAATTCGTTTGTTAGAAAATTTTTCCCACTGCTTGGTGGTATGAAATTCGCATCCTATTCTAATGTGTTTGTCTGTTATTGTGATAGGGTACTTCATACCAATGATATTAATAGGAGACACCTCAGCATCACCATACACCTCAGCATCACCAGACACCCTAGCATCACCATACACCCTAGCATTGCCATACACCCTAGCATCACCATACACCCTAGCATTGCCATACACCTCAGCATCACCATACACCCTAGCATCACCAGACACCTCAGCATCACCATACACCTCAGCATTGCCAGACACCTCAGCATCACCATACACCACAGCATTGCCATACACCCTAGCATTGCCATACACCCTAGCATCACCATACACCCTAGCATCACCAGACACCCTAGCATCACCATACACCTCAGCATCACCAGACACCCTAGCATCACCAGACACCCTAGCATCACCATACACC